TTTTGGACTGATATAATCGCTGTCTGTAAGTGTTTGTGGATTGCCTGATGTGATAGCCGCTTCTGCCTCACCAGCTGCAACAACATTATTAGCCGGAATCAAAGATCCAAGATTGGGTGTCAATTGAAATGCCGAAGCTGTGTTTAAAGGAGTTAGATTTAAATTTGTGCCAGTTTGAAATACAGGAGAATTTCTTATTTGACTGTTTAAAGTACTCAATCCACTGTCGCCGGTAAAATTACTTGCTTGTGATTCGTTTCTATTTTGTTCAGTTACTTTGGCAGATCTCTGCTTTTGTAAAAAGGCCAATACTGATCCAAAGAAACTAGGATTAGGGGCCGGCACAGCAGATTGTACCTGACCGTTGGGATCAACTTGCACCACCTGATTCAATGGTGCACCTTTGGCTAGTCCAGCTGAATTTACTAGCAATCCAGAAATAGCAACCGCTGCACCTACTTTTGGATTACCAACAGCAGCCAACACTGCACCGCCAGCTGCTAAACCTGTTCCCAATGGATTACCGTTACTGAGAACTTTGCCAATTGCTGACGTATTAGGATTGGGATTATTACCAATGGTAGGAATAGTTGAATTAGCTCTATTTCCATTGGTAGGAAAGAAAAATCTATTCCTAGGATCTTTTCCGTTGAGAATATCTAAACCCGCATTAACAAGCTCTTGTTTCGCTAGTCCAGCAAGATTAACGTTTTTATTTTTTTGAAAACCTCTAAAAATTTTAAAAGCAGCAGCACCATAGTTTTGACCTATTCCGTCTTTAACTACTTCGTCAACTACATTTAATATACCCCCTGGACCCATAATACTGTTTGTACCACCGCCAGCTGGTGTCAACGGACTAGGAGCTTTGTCGTAATGTAAGTCTGCAAAGCCTTTTACAGTATTTTGTGTTACATATCCTTTGCCATACAAAACAGATTCATATGACAATGTCATTGAATTTTCTAAGATGCCATTTTCACCGTTGGTATGAGTGCCATGATTCCATGCTGTAATCATTGGGTTTACCAAAACAAATAAACTAAATTTCTTCTGATATAAACTGTAAATTTGTATGCTTTTTATATATTGATTTGAACTTGCATAAGAGCGCGGGGTATAACCAAAATTACCCATAATAGGTAAAGCAGGATTATACTTGTGTGGCGCATAATAATTAGGATTAACTCCACCCGAAGGGTCACCGAAGCCTGTATCTGTATCTCTGTAGTAATAATTGTAATAGTCATACCACAAAGAATTTATTACATTTGATTGATCATCATGAAATGTCAAAGTTACAGAGTCATATTTTATTTTAGTTTGAACCAAATTTGGTCTATTGTAACTGTTGTAAGTTTTTGTGTCAACAGTGAATTTTGGAAGTTCAGCTGACTTAACTAACATTCCATGTTCTCTTAGTGAATTTGTATCATTTATTCTTGATACTTCTGGATTTACATCAATGAACACATGAAAGAGCCAACTGTGCTTTGGACTTAAAGCGTAGTTGTTGTCAACAAACAGCCGTGAAGCGTGTCTGAAGTCACGAATTTGATCGCCAGTTGCAACTTGTTTTAAAAAATTATTAAAGATACTTGCCATATTAATATTTATTCCAAAAAAAACCCGGCATAGGCCGGGTTATTTTTAATTTTTTTACTATGTATATTAACTGACACCAGTTATAAGTGTACCTAGTGATCTGCCAACTGCTGTACCTACACCGGACTCATCTGGTGTTTGAACTGCATTGTCGTATGTGACTGTTAGTGCAATTGTTACTGGTTCGTTACTGCTGTAGTCCATTTCGCCGTAGTTTACTTGACTTAAGAACGCTCCATAGATTTCCCAAGTTTCAAGCACGTTGGCAGCATTGTTACCATTGCCTCCGTCTAACATTTCAAACTTCAATACAAATTTATAATCAATTCCAGAACTGGCAGATGCCTGTTCTGCAAAATCAAATTGTTTCTGAACCTGTTCGCCGACTAATTTACTTACGTTTCCGCCTGCATCGTCGCGCAATGTTACTGTCACTGCTTCCCATTGAGGTTTTCCTACTAAATTAACCTTACTGTTGTAAACGTCAATAGTAAAAGGATTAAAATTTAGATTAGGACGACTGATACTTGCTACTTGTTTTGTTAACTCTACCCGATCGGTGCTTACACCAAAATTTTCAAATACAGCACGGAAGCGATACCGCAACTTTGGCATTAGTAAACCTTGCGTACTAGCACTCTGGTTAGTCGCTAAAGGTACTGTAAATCTATTCAATGAGGCTATTGCCATTTATGTTCTCCTATTATAGGTATTTATCAATTTTTTTTGAAATTTTTTGAGGGGGGTAAATCCCCCTCGCAAAATTAAATACCTGCTGCTATATCACCCGGGTTTTTCAGTCGAATTGGAATGTAAATAAATTCAACGTCTTTCATTGGTTCAATAGCGATATCCACATACAATTCATTTCTAGCGATTCGAGTAGGCGTGTTGTTTGATTCGTCACAAACAACAACATAATCATAGATACCACGTTTGGCTACTAAATCGTTAATTGCCCCTTCGATGATATTTTTAATTTGATCTCTAGTGATTTTGTCATTAGGTTCAAATAAAAATCCGTTGCCAACTGAGGCTAAAATTGTCCGTAGATAGTTAACTAGTCTTGCAACATTAATTCTATCTAGACTACTTGCTGTTGCGTTTCTAGTTTTTTGACCCCATACAACTAAACCAACACCTGGTAAGTTTGTTATTGGATTGATCCTATTTTCGTATAAAGTATCTCTAAGGCCTGCACGAATATTGTTAAATGTAAATTCGCCAGTGGCAGCGTCAATGTATCCTAGCGCAGTTGCATTATCTACTAATCCACGTCGTGTGCCAGCTGGTGCAAACCATTGATATGCAACATTGTCGTTGTATATAATAGTTCTAAGAGCCATATGACTTGGAGGAACCACAACATCATTACCCTGCAAATCTGTGCTTCTTCCACTTGGATAGTAAACTCCTAGATAAGGACTTGCGGTAGCTAAACCATCACCATTGGTGTTGTTACTCCATGCAATTACATCAACTGCATTTGGTGCTAATCTCATCGGAGTGTCGCCAATAACAAATGCTGTATTAACACGATCATTATTTAATGCAACCATTTCATCAATGAGTTCGGGATATCCTGGTGCGCAAATAATGTTAAAAGCAAATTGTTCTTCACGAATTTCAGTGTTCGCTGCTACTGCTGCTTGCATTGCAGACGTTACCATGCGTCTTTGAGCCTGTCTGCCCATGTACGGACTTCCGTTGTCTTTAAGACCACTAGCTGTTTGCCATGTATCAGTTACAGCCGGCAAAGTATCATCTGGATAGTCAGTAGCATTAAATTTGTCGCTAACAAATCTCTTTACATTATATCCACTGCGTCTTGTATTGAATAATAGTATACCACGTGGATACAACTGATAATCTGGTGCGTCTAGATCGACATAATCGCTTTCTAATAGATCAACTGTGCTAGGTAATGTACCTGTAATTACATCGGTAGTACCATCAGTATCCCATCTTGCGTCAGCAAAAACTATTCCGTTTTGACTAACTTGATCGGTATTGTCAATAGCCTCCCAGATACCATCATTGTTATACCTGTACAGTGAAGGATAATTTTCTAAATCAGAAGTATCTAACCATAAATCTCCTGCAACTAAATTATCAAGACCATTGCTTTGCTTGGTCGGTTCGCTGGCACTAATAATAACGCCATTTGGATCCGTATCCTGCATTACATAGCCACGTGCATCTGTGTCAGAAGCTCCGTATGATGAACTCTTATATCCTCTCCAGCCTCCTACTTCGTTGATCATAATGTCAACTTCGGTTGGATCACTATAGTACCAAAGAGTACCATCTGCGGGTGGCTCATAAGGTTCAGAAGCACTATAGGTGTATGTCAAGTAATCCCAGTTTGTTAAGGCTGTAATAGAACCTACTATTAGAACACCAGTTACACCCGACACAAAACCAGCGTCTTCGGACGGAGTTCCCACCAAGTCAGTCAAGTAAATATCGCCGCCATATATGTGTGTGAAAGTAATTTTTCCAGCCGAAGTTATTGTTACATTTAATTCTGGAATGTTTTGGGCTAACACTTTAGCTACAAATTGTGCAGTAGTGGTTACTCCAGTCAGTGTAAATGTGTACTCGGTAATAGCGTTTGTACCAATTGAGGTTACTCCAATTCTTAGTTGATCTGTAGAGGTAAATGTGGTAGGAGTATTACCAGTTACTGCTGTTTGTCCTGCCACTCTCCGGTAAACCAACTTGAATCCGCCGGTGGTATCTTCTATAGGATCAGTCTGTGCCCATAATGTTCCAGCAGCTATCCCATTGCCACCACCAGCTGGATCCAAGCCATATAACGCTTGTGAACCAGATGCATAATATGATAGGGCTAATACTGTCCAAGTATCTAGTGTGGAACTATATTTTTTAACCACGAGATCCGCACCACTTCCGGTTGCTCCAGTCTTAAAGAACACTGAACCAGATGGTCTTGTTCCTGGTGAATCTGTAGACCTCCAACTTGGAATCTGTGAAAAATTACCATAAGTGATAATTGGACCGTTATAAGTTCCAGCTGTAGTGTTTAAATATTGTGCTGCCAATGGTGTACCGCCACCAGTTGAACTTATAGCAATTTTACCATCAGGATTAGAACCGTCACTTTCAGCAGTGCTGTCGGCGTAGATATAAATTTTGTGATCTACTACTGCCGCTGTGACACCAGTGGCCGAACCGTTGATGGCAGTTGCAACTTGATTTAGAGATACTGAAACTGAAGTACTACCAATAACAACTGATTGGCCGTTAATTTGTAATGTTGGTGCTGTGGGT